CATTATAATACAAAGAATAAATAATATTATGTCAAGTAGCGCAATTGGATTTATAACAGTAACATACGGACCAACAGGACCGACAGGAAACATAGGTAATCGTGGACCCACTGGGCCAGATGGAGCCACCAGTGGATCTATTGGTCTGCGTGGATCGTATGCACCACACATTGAAAATGTTACATTTTACTCTGCTGGTGCTACAGTAATCATGTCAGATGGCACTGAATATAGTGCCATAGGTGCATTTGGTGGAGCGACATCAACGGATTATTCTAAGGTTCAAACGGTAGATTATTTAAATCCACTGACAGATGTAACTACATATAGCTTTATATCGTCTGGTGAAGGAACAAGTTCCTTTGTTATGCGTGGAATCTCTGGAAGCGGATCGTTGGTTGTTACAGAAGATTCACAGGCAATCTACATCGACTCTATCTATACTCCATTGAGCGGCTTGGTTGATTCTGCAAGTCTAACCAACAATACTCTGATATATCTAAAAGAAAAAAATCAAATATCAAGTACAACAATTGGTGTAACCAGTGGAGCATTTTATACTGGGGCATTGAATTTTGAACAAAATGCATCGACCCCAAAATTTTCAAAATTATTACCAAGAGCAAAGGTAAAGTACGTACAGCCAAATTATAAAACCGAAGCTCCAGCTCCAGTTGTTCTAAACGTAAACGATGCTGGTGTTTTTTATGTTCGTACACCAAACGGAATATCTGCTTTTTCTGGAAATTTCAATAACAGCGAAATAGTATCTTTCACTATAATAACTGAGAGCGATGATTTATGGAATTTTCCAGCTAATGTTTACTTTGAGACTGGTGAAAATTATCTGACCTGTGGAAAATCAATATTAAATCTAACATCATTCGATCAAGGAAATTCTTGGTATGCAACGGTTGCTGCAAGAGGAATCGATGGAACCACGTTCAATTGTGAGCTAAGATCGATTGTCGGGTCTTGCTGCTACTCTGGAATTACTGGAACTACATGTAGAGATTTCGTGACCAGAAATGAATGCGATGCAATCGCTGGAACATTCCATCCATTGCAATCGTGCGTCGAAACGTGTGGATCCACATTTGGTGTATGCTGCTCGAACGGAAAGTGCATAGAGAATAGCAACTATGCAGAATGTACTGCCTTTGGTGGAAAATTCCTGTTTGGTGTGAATTGCGATAGCTTGAACGCTTCTGTTGATCCAGCAGCACCAAATTCTACAAGACTGTGCTTTGATCGGTGCAAAGAACCCGTCGCCTGCTGCAAGGATGGAGTTTGTCTAGGCGATGACTATACCAAAATAGAATGCGAACAAATAATAGGTGGCGTTGCATTCCCTGGAAGACAATGCGAGGAAATAGACTGTTGCATCCAGAACGTCAAAGTTGGTGCATGTTGTTATCTTGGAACATGCAGTCAAGAAACTTTAATAAGATGTAATGAAATTCGCGGCGTATTTTTAGGAGAAGGTGTTGCTTGCGGTGAAGTTAATTGTGGATGTTTTCCCGATGCTGGTGCAGAATTGGGATCTTGCTGTGAGTGTATTACAAACCAGAATGGTCAACCATTATTTACTTGTAGCATTACTACATTAAGTGATTGCCAAAATCCAGAAACATGGGTATACAATCCAAATTATGTTTCTGACAGTGTATGCCTTGGTCCTGAGTTTGTTCGCTGTACTGATTTAGCAGCGCAATATAATTGTGTAGAACAACAAGGTAAATGTTGTTTTTGTGATCCCGATGCTGATTTAGCTGTTTCCTGTACTTTCACAACTAGAGCAAATTGTTTTGCCTTGAGTGGAAGAAATGATACGTTTACTCCTGGAGAAACATGCGCAACTCCATGTGATCCATGTAAAATACCATGCACTGATTGCCAGACACAAACCCCTGGCGTAAAATGTAGATGTTTGCCCACTCCAAATGGTGGTATAATAAACTGCGAAGATGTTCCAGATATTTCAGATCCAAATGCTGGTTGTGATGAACCTGGCGTCACTTGTGTTGGAAGTACCACATGTTTGCAAAATCCATGTCAAAATGTTCTTCAAGATTGCTATGAAAGCAACTGTTTAGTTCCACCAGTATCTGAATCAGTAGAATGTCCAGGAACATCAGATATATCAACTGGATCCACTTGCACAGATTGCTTTGCCACTGGCATACCAGAAGGCAGCGGTCAAATAAATTATACTAGAACACATAGATCTAGAGGTGTGGCTGGTGAACCAGATGGGTTTCCAAAAATTTTTGAGGATTCTATTTTTAGTTCATATAATGTAGAGTCCAATACTCCAAATTGTTCTATTGTACAAGGAAATAATGCAAGTAGAAAACCAGTTATTGGATATAATGTAAAAGATTATTATATTCCGATAAAGGATAAATATAAATGTTCAAATGGAACAGATTTGCAATTTTGCATTGAAATTGAAATGCAAGAAGAAAATACAGATTTAACAGAATCTGTAAGAGCTTATGTTCTAAGAACTTGGTATCCAAAGTATTTTTCAACAAATATGGCCGCATATCAGGGACTAACATTATCTGACAATGTTCCAATAAATTTTATCGATCCAAACACAAAGGGAGAAGAATATTCTGTTTGGGGGAGTTTAGGAAAATTAACATTAGCCAATACACAAGAACCGCAAAATATAGACAAATATGAATATTATTATAATCTTGGTTCTTTTATAACAGAAAATGGCTACAATTATATTAATATTCAAAATTCACCACAAAATTTAGGAGATGAATCTAGTATAAACCTCAATACAGTTAGACTTATAGAGGAACTAAATTGTCCTTTATATGGGTTAAATCCACGCGGTCGATATTTAAACCACGAATCTGGTTTAATAAACCCAGATGCTCCAATCCCAACTGGAAACGCAAGACCACAAATTGCGTTTAGAAATTCTGCGGGTTTTGTTTATGCTGAAGGCATAAGTTACAACAATCCATTCTATTATCAAAGTACAAATATCGGCGGAAGATTTGGTTCAGATTTATCATCTTTATCAAGTGACGTAACAAACATCGATGGTATAAATTTTCAATGGTATAATAATGAGAGTGCATATTCAAGAAGCGGTTATGTATCCAAAGCTAGACAACAGGCAAATGTATCTGGAATTTCGATAACAAACGATAAAGTAAAATATACAAGAACATATGGATATACTGATTTTGGTTATTGTGAAATATGCGAAACACTATTAACAAATCCAACAGTTTTTTACCCACAATATGATGATACTGATACCAATAATATTTTATCGATTGGATATTATCCTCTAAATGCTACACTCAATAGATTTGGAAACGTATTCATAAACAGAAGATTATATGTTGAAACATTTAACGGCAATGATCCAGCAGCAGAAACATTAATTCCATATGGATTCTCAAATCCAGGCCACCCTTTAACAATAGACTATGAAGCTAACATAGAACTAAGACAAACACAATTCCCAACGCCATCGGAACGAGATGTGTTTTCATATGATGTTGCAAATCCATATAACAATACTGCGGATGGAGAAAACGTAAAAAGAGCACCAATATATAAAACCAGACATAGTTCAATAATTTGCGATACTGGAACTATGGATGTATTTGGAAATTACATACCAGATTACAATCTGGAAAATCAACAAACTGGGCAGGCTCCAAAGGTGTTTGCTAAGAAACGAAAAGTATATGGAGCTATCAATAATCCGTGGTATGCTAATGGAGCTGGGGGACAAACTCCAGATCCAGCCGAGACAGTTATAAGTAAAACTGCAACTGGAATAAAATTATGCATCAAATTGAAAAATTACAGGGATTATATTCTAACGGATGATCAAATACCACCAGCGTTTTTAGACACATATGATGCTTTGATGGATGAAAAGCAAGCCAGAAATAAACGAGTATTAAATTATAAGAATTCTCTAAGAATAGTTGTATTTTCAAATCCATACAATTCATTCTCAGATCAACTCAGATTTGGTGATGTTGGAAATAATCCATATTCAACATTATCGACTGCGTGCGGTCAGTACACAGGAAGAGTCTATTATAGCCCCGAAAATGCAAATTTAAATAAAAATATTATAAAATATGGTTGTACAAACACTTCATGTTCATGCGAATCAAATGAAAATTCAGAAGGAACATGCAACTCTTGCAACATCAATGAATTAGATAAACAAACCAATGGATATGGTGCTGCAAATCTAGAAAATTTAGTTTGTGCGATCATTGGTGGCCCAGATACTAATTTTAGCACAAGTTGCCTAAACTGCCTATCGACAATAACATCACAATATGGTATTGGTGGAACTGGAAGAAGTATTGGATCTATTTTGACATGCACATGCGCTCCATCTGATGGAATAAATTGCGCGGAGTCGTCAGGAACAAATGGAATTTCATCACTATTTAATTGTAGAAATTGCGATCACACAAGTCCATGTTCTTGCAAGACATCAACACTAAACTATGCATTCAATCTAGAAGGTGGTCAAGTTACATGCCCTCCAGCACAAGAATGCACTTTCTGTGGTGATTGTTCTTCGGCCCCACCAGGAGCGATAACACCTCCGTTTGGATGTTTGCTTATACGCGAATGTGGCAAGTGTCCAGCTGGATGCAATTTGATGACGCTCTTCAATGAAATTACATCTGGTGGTGCACTAATAGCCGCTACAGCATTCATTAAGTCATTTTTTAATGAGTATGGTTATATTGAAAATCAAGATTATTGGATTGTAGATACAAGTGATGTATATCCTATGGTTGTTTGGAAATTACTTCCAAGCGTAGAAACAATAAATGGAATACCAACAGAGAAATATAATTTCCCATACATATCTCCACCAGAATATATGGCAGCATCGGTTGGTGGAAAAATAACATCCTACTATAGAAATACAATCTGTGGTCCAAATGGAACATCAACAGATCCAATTACAATACAAAACTGTGGATTGAATGTTCCAATAAATGGTGGAATTATATGTACTAATTTCTGCGAACTGGCGGGAGAAGCGTGCACAAATAAAATAAACACTCTTTCATTGCCATTAACGCCAGAAACAACAACTCTAATCAATAATTTAATAGCACATTCAAATGATAGTGATAGTGATGGATTGTATGAACCAGAAGAAAATATATTAAATATAATTGCAGCACCATGTCCATCGGGACAAAACTTAACACAAGCAAGTGCCTATAAGAAAATATATGTTTCAGAAGATCAGTTTATATGCGTAAATATGGATTGCTCTAGTATAGATTGCAGTCAATTCGAGGATTGCCCATCATGACAGTTCAATTTAGATCAAGAATAAAAAGTGCATATGATTATGGAGCTGAATTGAAGTCAGCTGGAAAATGCTGTTTTTCAGATGGAACATCGGAAGCCATAACTTTTTTGGAATGCTTTTCTCGCGGAGGACAATTTTTACAAAATCCAGATTCTCCATGCCCATCATCATCTGAAAAAGGTCATTGCTGTGCATGTTCGTTTCTTACAACATCACAGAGAAATGAAGTCGTGGCAAATTTACCATTTGTTGCTGGAAGTCCAGGATTTTTTGGGTCTGTGGGTTTGGGAATACGATCTGGTGTCACGGAATGTGAATGTACCCGAATTGGTGGCAATTGGATTCCTTTAACGCAACCACCCACACAAGCTTTGTGCACTAAAGAAGTTACAATAGATGGAATTAATAGAACTATTGATGTTAGAATACCAACTGCTTGCTGTTCACTGATAATACAAGATAATTTTCCTATTGGAATAACTTGTCAGAATGTATGTGGTGCGAGAGAGTGTGCTAATCTTGCAATAGCACAAGGTCCAGGTGAAACAGATCCATTTTACGATACGACATATAATGCATATAAAACATGTGGTAAAAATATAGTTTTTGGGGTGGATCCTGTAAACTGCGATGTTAATAACATTGTAGCTAGAATAACAACGGCATCAAGTGCTTTTGCAAATGATTTATTTGGTCCATGCTACGAACTGGTAGAATCGCAAAATCAATACTCATATAATTGCTCTCTGAAAACAGAATTTGCGTGCTCTGGGTATTGGATCAATCCAGAAACAATCGATTCTACTGTTGCATATTGCAATCACCCATATTCACCAGAGGCTCCTTCATACTCCAACAGCTATCTAAATCCCGCGCAATATACACAGGAAGAATTCGATTCACTGGGACTTCAGATAGGTGATGAATTTCAAGGTGGAATATACATTGGTCAATTTAAACCGTTGAAGCCAAATGCAACATCTCCAACTAAAGTTTACGGATCGTTGAATTTTGGAACTCCACAATCGTTATTTATAAACGTAACAGATGAATCGCCACATGATAAATGGGCGATTGTAGTGAATAAAACATTCCTACAGACACCACTGATAACTTCAAACGATGTGAATCCAACCATAAACACATCATATTATGATGGATATTTCACTGCGACTGGATCCTTGACTGCACCACCAAGATTGAGTTCTACCACAATAAATAGCATTTCTGGTATACAACGAAATGGATTCATAGACTATTACATACCATCTATTGTCGAACTGATGTTTTTTGCAGAACAATTAAAAAACAATACATCATTGTTGGATATTTTTGAACTGACTGGAGCATATTGTTCGACTAGCTTCTTCAACGATCAATATGCAGTGCAATTTCCTACTGGACAAAATACATTTAATAATGTAAACTTCTTATATGGTTTGAACTTTTCCAAAAATGAAAATTACGGAAAAACCATGCTATTTGGTATAAATAGTGATGTGAAGCTGATGCTTTTCAGAAAAATTGTAATAACTTGAGGTAAATACTATGGGATGTAATTGCAATAAAAATAAGAATAACAATTCACAAGAGCCAGAAACAAGACCACAGCAGCCACAACAAGCTCCAGAATTCAGAAAGCAAGCGATTCAAGAGCAGAGCATGGTAAAAAAAAAGATGTCCATGCTCCAAAGTTTCGCCACAGCAATAGCATCAAGAGGAATACAGGACAATAAGGTTCAGAAGCCAGTAAAGCAGCTTCGTGTTCTTTCATGCTTTGGAAATCAACAGCAGGGTGGAGTTCTGCCCCCATGTGAGCATCTGAAAGAATCTTCAACTCCAGGAAAATTCTATTGTGGGGGATGTGGGTGCGGAGATCGTGAAGGAACCTGGCTAGTATCTGATGGAGATAAATACTCGAAACTGGACTATCCAAAGCTACAATGCCCATTGGCAATGCCAGGATTCAGCAACTACCAGCATTCAAAGGAAGACGAGGGCGTTGAGCCTGTGACTCGTCGGTGGTATATCGAAAATAAAACTTCATATAACGATATTCAAGACATTCCAGTCAGCACACACGAACCACCACCAGCGCAACAACCACCTCAAAATAAATAATAAAATAACTCCGTATAAATAAATACGGAGTTTTTTAATGCCAAAACCTAATTCCAGAGAATCATTGATAGATTATTGTCTTAGAACACTTGGACATCCAGTCATCACAATCAACGTTGATTATCAACAATGTGAAGATAGACTCGATGAAGCCTTGCAATTTTTCTCTGAAAGACATTTCGATGGAGTCGAAAAGGTCTTCTTTCGATATCCGCTGACCGCACAGGACATACAGAACAAGTACATCGAAACATCAAAGATCGGACCAGTAAATGGGCCAGGTGGTGATGGTCCAGACGGTAACGATATAGTCACTGTGGTCAAGTTGTTCCAATTTGGAAATTTTGCCAACGTTGATTTTTTCGATCTCAAGTATCAATTGGCACTGGTCGATTACTTCGGAATCAACACATCTGTAGGTGGAGGTCAATCGATGGGATTGGCCAGCTACGACTCAACGAAAAGATACATCAAGCTGATAGAAGACTTTTTTCAACCAGAAAAGGCAATCAATTTCAGCAAAGTAACTGGTAGGATAAATATCGATGGTACTTTATCTACAGCAGCCCCTGGTGATTATGTTGTAATTCAAGCATATGCTGCATTTGATCCAGATCAATATACAAAAATATATGATGATCGACTTCTAAAGAAATACGTCACTGCATTGATAAAGAGGCAGTGGGGTGCAAACATGGCGAAGTATGACGGAGTTCAACTTCCTGGTGGAATCACCATGAAAGGATCCGCCATATACTCAGAAGCAATGGGCGAGATATCGCAAATAGAAACAGAACTGATTCAAAGTCACGAATTACCAATAGATTTCTACGTAGGTTAAAATGGCAATAAATCCATATTTTGGTGATTTCAGAAACGAACAAAAGCTGCTTGATGATCTCACGATAGAGACTATCAAAGCCACTGGTAGAGATGTCTATTACATACCAAGGGAATATGTAAAGCTGGATAGATTGTTTGGTGAGGATATACTATCTCAATTCAAATATGCATATCCAATTGAAATGTATGTCCAGGATATTTTTAAGTTCGATGGTCAACGTGACGTAATCACCAAGTTCGGAATCGATATCACCGATAGACTTACGTTGCAAGTTTCGATTACCAGATTTTCACAGGAAGTAACAGCAAGATATCCAGAGCTAAACAAACCAAGAGAAGGTGATTTAGTATATTTTCCACTCTCAAAGCATTTGTTTGAAATCAACTACATTGAGGACGAAGTTCCGTTCTATCAGCACGGAACGCTGACTACCTATACATTGACATGTGAGGCATTCACCTACTCCAATGAAACAATCGACACTGGAAACAGCGATATCGATCTCATAGAAGACGAGAGAAAGATGTTCTTGACCAAAGTCACCCTTGGATCGGCCAATAGGGGAATCACTGGATTCCGCCGAGGGGATATCGTATATCAAGTCGCTGGAGTTACATCTGGATCGTATTCCAATAAAACTTACGTTGCTACGGTTACAGATTACATCCAAGGTCTGAACAACTATCTTTATCTTTCAGATGAGACTGGAGTGCTTTTGTCTGGCGCATCGACTCAAACAGTGATAAGAAAAGATGGTTTGGTCAACTACTACGTCCAGAATATAGAAAACACCAATATCAATATCACCAAGGATCCAAAGATACTCGAATCCTCTGGAGACAATGCACAGTTGGATATATTGCAGAATGACGATGATTTGTTTGATTTCAGTGAGATAGATCCATTCTCAGAAGGAAAATATTAATGTTTAATAAATTCCAACCATTCTACAATGAAGCCATCAGAAAATCTGTCATTGCCTTTGGTTCTCTGTTCAATCAAATATATTTCAATAGAAAAGATGATACTGGCACTGTGGTGGAGACTAGTAGAGTTCCGCTGATTTATGGGCCAAAGGAAAAATTCATACAGAAGTTGAAGGCAGAAAACTCATTCACCGATACAGCTCACGTAAGAATGAGCCTGCCAAGAATGGCATTTGAGATCACTGGGTTTCTATATGATTCCGAAAGAAAGTTAAATAGACTCAATCAAAAATACGGATATTTGAATGGAAGTATAGGAAGCTACATTGAAGTTCCATACAGTATAAATTTCGGGTTGTATCTTTTCACAAG